CAATTGTTGTTGCTGTGGTGTATCCAGTTACATATACTGGGTCGCCAGCATTAATGACTACCCCACTATTGTTAAAAACTCTAACCTGAGAATATGATGCTAGCGGAAGGACTGCTTCTAGCTTTTCAACTAGCTGCCTAATATCGCCATGCACGTTTACTGGATCTTCAGAAAGCGGGAACGGCAAGTCGTAGTTAAGGGATTCTCCTGATGCCATAAGTTTTATTATAGCATGACAAAATGACTAAAAAGTGGTATACTTTTAGGACAAGACCCTTAAACAAGGTCTTTTTGCTTTAGGAGGTGCAACTTGCAAAAGATTGCAATACTAGGAGCGGTAGTAGTTTTACTTGGCTGTTCTTCAGCTACCGTGGCTGATGACCATAAATCATTAAGTACAATTGAATACGAAACAATCCATACGGTTGGAACATTAGCTCTAATCGTTGAAACAAGCAAGAAACAAACAAAGCTTGAGCAGGAAGCTGCTGAAGCATTAAAGATTAAAGTAGCAAAGGCTGAACATGAAAGGTTCATGATTCAGAACAAGCAGGCTTTGGAGGCTAGGCTTCTTGAACTAGAAAAATATGTAAACAGAACATGGTATGTATTTAGCGGATCTTCTCCTTCTGGATGGGACTGTTCTGGAATGACAAGGTGGTTTTACGAAGGCCTTGGAATTACCCTGGAACATTCTGCTAGCAAGCAAGCTAAGACTGCTGGATACTACGTAGATACCCCACAGATTGGAGATATTGTTGCTTTTAAGCACCTCAACTCTAAGAAATACTTCCACGTAGGAATCTATGCTGGAGACAACATGGTAATACACGCTAAGAAGCCAGGAACACGAACAGAAAGAGTAAAACTGTCTGATGGATGGTTCGCTAAAAGCGATATATCATTTATCAGAGTGTTAGACAACTAATTATGAAAACATATGCAATTATTGGAACTGTTGGTCTTGTAGTTAGTCTAACTACTGCAAACATGTCTCAGAGCGACGAGAATCATTTCTCAGAGACTCAGACGCTACTTATTCCAAACTATACCGTGACATTTGATCGTGGATCCTATGAGCTTGTAGAGGCTAATTACGATAGGAAGACCCAGCTGTCTGAGAAAGAGCTTGACTCAATTCTTAGACAAGCTGGTTTTTCTGGTAATGGTCTGAAGATGGCAAAGGCTATTGTATTTTACGAATCTACCAACAGACCAATGGCACTTAACAAGTCTAGCAATTGCTATGGACTATTTCAGATTAATATGACTGGCTCTATGGGTCCTGATCGTAGAGAAAAATATGGACTAAAGTCTAACGATGACCTATACAATCCTCTGATAAATGCTCAGATTGCATACCAGATGTCTAATGGTGGCAAGAACTGGAGTGCTTGGTCTACCGAAAATGCTGCAAAGCGACAAGTCTTTAACTAATCTGCGATTTTATCCAGGCATATGTTTTTGATATGCCTTCACTAAGACTCATTGAGTAATCCCAGTTAAGCTTTGACCTAACAAGATCATTGTTTGAATTTCTACCACGAACACCAGTTGGTCCGTCAATATGAATTTTGTTTATGACCTTGTCTTCGATAGAGGCAGCGATATCAACAAGCTCATTGATAGAAACCATTTCTTCAGATCCAATATTAACTGGTCCAGAAAAGTTGGACTGCATCATCCTTCTTGTAGCCTCAATGCACTCATCAATATAGAGGAACGACCTTGTCTGATCCCCGTCTCCCCATATCTCAACATCTCCGTTTGACATTATCACTTTTCTGCAAATGGCTGCTGGAGCTTTTTCTTTACCGTTATTCCAAGTTCCTTCTGGACCGTATATATTGTGATACCTTGCAATCGCAACTGGCATATCATAGTTTTTATTATATGCTAAATACAATCTTTCGCTAAATAACTTTTCCCATCCATATTCAGAGTCTGGGTTTGCAGGATAAGCGTCTGACTCCCTTAATCCAGGATTATTGGTAACTTCTTGTGCTTCTTGAGGATACATGCAAGCTGAGCTGCTGTAAAAAATCTTTGTTTTATTTACTTGCTTTTTATCATTAAGCCTTTTCTGTGCTTTTAGCAAGTTAAGGTTTATGAGTGCTGAGTTTTCCATAATGCTTGCATCATTCTCTCCAGTAAAAATATATCCAGCACCGCCCATGTCAGCAGCAAACTGATACACCTCATCGAATGTATCTTTAAATTTAAAGGCTATGCTACTGTAGTAATTTCCAGCATATCCAGAGAACTCAACTAGTTTTTCTACATTTACATAATCGGATAGGTCTGCAACAATAAACTCGTCTGCCTGAGTCTCTGAAAATTCTGGTTTCTTTAGGTCTGCACCTCTTACCCAGTACCCCTCTGACTTTAATCTTCTAACCATGTGATTTCCAATAAAACCACCCGCACCAAAAACCAATGCTGTCTTCATGCCTACTGACCACTCCTTCTTGAGATCAGGGTTTGCCTTTTAACAAAAAATGCGTCTCCCCAAAGTGTGCTGCCGATTACAACATATGCTGGATAAAAGTCATATTGAGCTAAAAATTTAACTAGCTCATTAATGGTGCAATCATCTTCGTATAGTCCGCCCAGCGCAACCTCAAGCCATAGACCATCTGCATCCTTAAAGGTTTCAATTCCTCCAGATAACACTTTTAGTTCTGCTCCCTGAACATCTATGACAACAAGATCAAACTTTCCAAGGCCTAGCGAATCTAGTGTTTTTGTTTTAAGGGATATTGGCTGTTCATCGAATATGACGTCTGGATGCTCTGTAAGGTGCAAGGCTGGTTTTAATAAGCTTGAACTCATTTTATCATTATCTGAAGTCCAAAACGAAGCATCTTCTTCGTTTGTATCTGATACCAGTGCCTCTACGACTTTCCAATTTGTTTCATCTTTCAAGGACTCTCTTAGTCTTGAACAAACAGAAGGATCAGCCTCAATAAAGACTCCAGACTCTGCACCGAATGCCTTATACATTGGCAATTCTTGTGCCATGTGTGCTCCAACATGCAACACTGTCTTTGGCGTAAGTCCATGAATTGCTAAAACGTGATCTAGCTCATACATAACTTTGACTCCTTCCATTCTCTCCACCACTGTTTGGTAAAGGTATCTTTACTATTATACCCATTCCAAGAGTACGGTTGGCCTTGAATTAAGTCAGGTTCGTTAAATATTTTCCAAATGTAGTTGTCGTTATTTTGATTTATTGCTCTTTGTATATATCCAGTGTATGTACTTCCTGGGCTACCAATAAAGTCTTTACTATAATGCATAACCAAATTATTCAATATTCCAAATGAAACTTCTTCCTTAAATTCTAGCTGTCTAAACTGATTATAAAAATTGTCTAATATATATTCATCTAAATATACATATTCATAATCAGAGCTTTTGATAATTTCGCTGCTTGGCTCATCAGTGCACATAACGATAGGCATTCCCGTTTGCAGTGTTGCAATGCCAGAATCTAAAGTTTCTGTGCCTGGACTAAAAAAGTTTTTATGATCTGCTAGTCTAAAGTGTGCCCCAACAAATTCACCTAAATACTTTGCAATTTCGGCTGATAGCTCATAGTATTCTTTTTTAAATCTTACAGATGACAGCGCCTTGTCTAGCTCGTACTCTCTATTCGTAAAAAATCTACTGTAATAGCCTAGGGTTTTTCTTAAATGATAGTCAGTATCTTCATTCATAAGAAGCATTTGCCTGCCCTCTGAAAAAAGCTCATCCGATACGTTTGAAGAGTAATACTGCATTAAATTTTCAATAATTTCTTCTTTGCCAGTAAAACAATTAATGGTATCGTCAATAAGCACTGCTGAGTCCTTACTGTCCCAGTCAACAAGATCAGTGATTTTTGGGAAAATGTTCCTGTCTACACGATCATCTCTTTTGGAAAACTTATAGTTTGCAGAATAAATTGGAACCCTTGCATTACCATAATCTGGGTTTGGTGGATTGCTTATGTTGTGAATTATAAGCTGACGATCATATCTTTGAGATAATCCCACAGCCAACTCTATACTGGTTATTTGATTAAATAATCCGCATGGCTGATACAGCTGAAAAAATAATTTAGCCATCTTCTTTGGGTGCTCGAATATTACTATATAGATAGTGTGGACCTTCTGTAAAGAACCAGTGGTCTGGCTCCGTGTAGAAGAAGAATGCATTGCAAACTAGATTGTTGTCTGGGTCTGGAAAATCCTCTCTCCAGTGTTCCTGATCATTACCGTAAGAGATAACTGCATCATTTTCTTTTGGCGTAAACCTATTTCCCTCAACGTAAAAGTCCCAGGGAGTTTTATGAAAAATAGTGTAATTTATGTGATAGGTACAGGCATTGTCATCTTTGTGCTTCCATAACCTAGCTTCTTTTCCCTCGTATATGCTTATTAGACACCAGGAAGGAACCAGTGTGTCTGACTCAAACTCTTCTCTTGCTAGCGGAAGCAACATTTCGTGAAATCTTCTTAGCGGCTCCACCTCTGCTCTGTGAGTATTGTCCCAAATAGCCCACTGATGTCTTCCAAAACCAGCATCATAAGT